AAGGACTGTATCTTACAACATAGCCTAGATTAATTGCTCCGCCATTTTCTTGATCAAGCCAGCGTTTATTTCGTTGCAGTGCATCATAAATATCGTCAACTGTAAATTCTGGTGTCTTATATGTTTGGCCACTCATAAAATATAAGACAACTCCCACTTTGTAAGAATCATTCTTTCGATATGATGAGTTTAACGGCCTGTTAACTAGCTCTTTAGAAAGCTTATTAATATCTAAATTACTGTTTAAATTGTCTTTTCTGCTGTATTCATAATTTTTAAAATTGTATCTTCCCATTTTTTTCTTCTTGCCTTTCTTAATTTCTATTTATTGAGGGATGCTAATTTTTTTGCTACCTCTTTTAAAATTTCAATGCAGTCATCCCTGTCGTATGCAGCTGCGAATTCTTGCGTATCAAATCCAACGTAGATATGATGTTCATCATCTAATAGATGTCCAGCAAATGTAGGACATCCTGGAAACGCAGTAAAAGGATCAACTCCATAAAAATAATCCTGATCTCCCACCCCAGCATGTCTCAACCAATCCTTAGGATCATCTTTCTTTAATTCAATGTATCCGGCAAAGTACGGTCCTATATCCTTATAAGCAAGCTGCTTAACTACTATTCGGCGTCCATACCATGACTTGCTATAAATGTATTTATCCATCATGCACTCTCTTCTTTCATATCTGGTAAATTCTTGATACAGTTCAGCAGATAGCCCTGTGGATATTGCTCACTATAAATAACTGTTTTTTCTGCTGCTTTTCTTAGTAATCCAACATCTTTACCATGAACAGCTTTAACTAACTTGTCATATTCTTTTTCTGAGAAAGTAATTGGTTCTCTACGCCATCTGTTAGCAAACTCATTAAGATAATTGATTAATATTTCAATTAATTCTTGGTCTCTCTCTTTCTCTTCTTTAGAGAGAGATTTAGTAAAGTTCTTTATTTTGTTAGATGAGTATTTAGTTTGGTTAGTATTTAGTAGTTCTGGATTTTCCTGTTTAGGTTTAGCCTGTATTGGCTTTTCCACTTTAGGCTTTTTCTTTCTTTTTTCGCATTTCTTTTGATAATATTCACTCCATTCTTTTTTTGGAGTTTCTGATAAAAGCCACTTGCTTCCCTTAAGCTGTCCTTTTTCATTTCTAACTCGACCCCTATATAAATAACCATTTTCTTCTAAGTGACGTAATGCAGTATTTACTCCATCTATCCCGTCCTTCTGATGCTTTGCTACTTCTCTTGCATAGAAATCCCAATCGTCAGGCTTTGACCACAAATATTCAAGCATTCCCTTATCTGCTAAATACAACCCGCTATCATTTATAGAAGTGTTTCCAATAACGGTATAATTTTTGTCATAAACCTTTTTAATCCGTACCATCTTGTTCACCGCCTGATAGTGCACATGCTATAATCAATATGAAATTCATTTTTTGTAAGTCCATCACTAATTACCGTTAGCGATGGGCTTTTTTCTAACTCTTTTTCAAACAGCACTGTATATCTATCTTTTTGAATCGGCTGCTTTATTTGATAAACATTAGAGTTTAGAACAAGCTTATTCATTGTTTTAATACTGAGCATTTCATCCCTCCTATAAGTTCGGCATGATTACGCAATAGAAGAGAATCATGAAAATTACTAATGTTGAAAAGATTCCAGTGAACATGAAGATGTCACTTTCTCTTGTACTCAAATTTGTTTTGAAGAAATCATTGACCTTCTTGTTAAACCATTTTGAAATTAAAATATCTGTTTTATACATTTTTAAACTCCTAAACTAACCCAAACTGCTCATTATAAATTTGTTGTGACTTCCAATCTAGAAACTCTTCAAACCTTTTAGCCTTAACATGACATCTTCGTTGGCTCTCCATTACAATTGCATCTTTATATGGAGAAACTAAGCACTCCTCGCGTCTTCTTCGCCACGTTGAGTATGACCAGCTATACTTCTTTTCAACTTCCTTAGGCGTTAAAATATCGCCCATTTTAGACATATCTTTTATTGCACCTTTTATAGCCATCTCTGCTCACCTACCTTTGCAACTCCATCAGTTCAGCAACTAACTTGCTGATTAATACTGGTGACTTCTCTTCTTTCATTTGTTTTAATGTGTAATCACGTAAGGCATTGATAAATTCTTCATCCATTTTTATTTACCTCTATTTTTCTTAAATTCAGATGTCATTTGCTCAAAGATAAATCTAGCTGCCGGTATATCATATTTAGTTAAACTCTTAATACGACTACAACCAGTTACAAATCTAATTGCTCCATAAATTTGATCGTGCAACGTTTGATATCCAGCACCATAACCATCTTTATTTTCATGGCACCAAGCATCAATCTCTTTGCTCAACTTGATCCATTCTTTGCTATATACTGGTTTTTTGACAGTAAATTGTTTATCTCGCTTTTGTAGTTCATATACTTCATTAGCAATTCGTTTAATATCTTCTTCTGATAAACTCATATCTGGATACCTCTTTTATTACCTCCGATTGTGATTTATTTATCTTCAATTTCAGCTGATATTTGACCGCTACCATAAACTTTAATTTTATTCGACGGCTCTTTTTCTAAATTACCTAAAACAGTAAGTACATTTGATAAGCTTGAAATTGTACTAATATAAATTCCATAATTCTTCCTGCTACCAGTCATTGCAGCAATGTTAGCAGTATGTTCTATCATTTTTAATATTTCTTTATCTATGCTAATTTTCTTTTCTTCCATCCCTGCTCATCTCGCTTTCTGCTATAATTTCAATAGAATTAATAAGGAGTATATAGTTAAATGAACTGGGCATTAATTAGTCAAATTGGTAGCATCATTGTTGCTGTAGTAGCCTCTGTTGTTACTTTTCTGAATAATCGAAGTAATAACAAAACTGTTAAAGAGTTAGAATTGACCAAGCAAAAGTTTGCGCAAGAAAATGAAAAACTTAAGAGAAATCAAGCGATGCAAGATTTCAAAAATAATTTAATTTCTAATTTTCTAGGCGATTTAGCTTCTTGCCTTAACCAATTTGATGACATAAACAATCTAAGACAAGCGCAAAAATCAGCTGGTCAAGTATTACCAATTTGTAATTCAGAAGAGAAAAAATTAGTTAACGATACTTTGTCAAAAATCGCTAAAGCTGGTGAATATGGGGCTGATCGAAACGATTTTGATACAGCTAATGAGTCTGTTCTTGCTACCTTGAGAGCATTTAACTATGACTTAAAGAAGCAACAATAATTGTTGTAACTATGAGAATTAAAATTACCGACACTACATTCAATGTGGTGTTTTTTGTTTTCTCATAACTCATCAAAGTTACAATTATTAATCCAAATACCCACATTGCTACTACAGCTAGTTCAATCATTTTTTACTTTCCTTTTTATCCAAAAATTCTCGCTTGGGTAAAATCCCAGCATTTTTAAAGAATTCATCTTATTGTTCTTCAGACATTGGCTTGTCAGCTAGTGTCTTTTCTTTTGTTGAATTAATTAATTCAGCACTAATCTGTTGATCGTATGCTTCACATAACTTTTCAATTGTAGAAATGTAGAAACTTTTTGCTTCAACATTATGTGAAGCTTTTATTTTGCCTATGTTTTTCTCAATTAAATTTAAAATCGAAATATCATTCTTTTCTTCCATACTTCGTTCACCTCGCTTTCTGCTAAACTAAAATCATCTGATAATAAGGTGGTGATAATCATAGAGAATATTCTTCAAAATGCAGCTAGTATCTGTAGAGCTATATCAAAATATATTTTTCCATGGATCGGAGATAATATATTTGCCATTTCTTCTTTCCTAATTTCTCTCTATACGCTTTGGTCAAACAGACAAGTTTTATCGATTAATTGGGCCCCGAATATTGTTCCCGTTCAAGATTCTACCGTTATGGCCATGGATAAAGATTTTCAGCCTATAGCACCCTACAATCAAGTTTTTCTTGCTAATATTACTGTTATAAATCCTTCAAAAAACGATCTAGCTTTTTTCAACCTTTATGCTTTTGATCCTGCAACTGATAATTCCCTATCTCTTTTAACTAAAAAGACTTATATAAATTCAAAAGAAAAAGATATTATTCATGTTGTAGGTGATACATTTTATAAACTTGACATTCCTGATCAAAAATCCGGAATTTTTAAAGCCAACTCTTTTACTAGATTCGATTTACCTGTTGTGATTACTAATAAAGAGCAATTAAATTCAATCACTTCTATCGGAATCTCTTTTCGAATAGCCAAGCGCCGTCTCTTCCACCCACATAAATACGAAAAATATAAAATTATTTATCATATTAACGGATGGCAAAAAATACTAGGAGAGAAAGCAGAAATGCAACCAGATCAAAAGGAATATGAAAAAGGCAACAAAGAATAATAGTTATTAGGATAATTACCACAATTAAGAGATAAACATTATCTGTTTCTCTTATTTCTGTCGGAGCAGTTTTTTCAAGCTGCTCTTTTCTTTTACTCTTCCTCATCATTCATTACTTTCTGCTAAACTGAAATCATCTGATAATAAGGAGATGATTAAGTCATGAAAAACATTGTTTTTACTCTTGAATTTGATGATATTTACTCAAACGAGCACGCTAATGAACATCTACAAAAGGGTTGGACGCTTCTTCATGTAGGTACTAAATTAGTAAATTCAGATGAACCAGCTGACTATGAAACGAGCTATGTAGTCGGTGCTAATGCTGAACAATATGCTGAGTATCAAAAAGAACAAGAGAAAACTAAAAATGCTGGACAAAACGTAAAAGATTGGCTTAATAACAACTAAATCTTTTTGTCAAGCAAATAATTCAAAAGTACTTGGTTTGCACAATCAAGTGCTTTTTTTGCATCTTCATAATTAAGATCATGGCTTCTTAAAACAGCAATAACTTCTTTAGCTATTGGAATTTGTTTAAGTGTTTCAGTTGCTTCAATAGGCTTAGATGTCACTGTGTATCTTTTCATTTACTCTTCCTCATCTCTCAAAAACTTATTAATAAAGTATTGCTGGCCTTTGTCGGTTACCTTTCTTTGTCTCGTAAATCATCAAGAGAAACATTCAAAGCATCAGCAATTTTGCATACATTTTTAAAACTCGGATCAACACCGTCAGGATTCGAATAATTCTTTTTATAATTGCGTAATGTGTTCTCGTTAACTCCGCTTTCCTTAGCTAAACGATATATTGACATATGTTTTTCTTTTAAGATTTTTTCAATTTCATTCCACATATTTTGTATCTCGCACCTTTGTTCCCACGATATACTGTGTTATAATATTTTCAGTTGCCCATTGATGATGCGAATCATCTTTTGTACTGGGTGAATTCAGAGAAAAACTAAACCATAGGGCATGGCAACTCTGAGCTAAACTTCTAATTTGAAGAAAGTGCAACGCATAGGTTTATTTTTTAACCCACGAGCGCCCAGCAACTCTTTGAGTTGAACATATATGCTGAACTACTAGGAAACTTGTAGAGGCTAAGGATAAAAAGCTTTAGCGGTAACAAATTGAAGAAACCAGCATTTAAGTTTGAAGGTATTAACACTGCACAAATTGCTAAAAACTTACATGAACAAAATCATTTAGCAACTAAGATTAATACTAAGTTTGATAATATGAAGGGAATGAGCGCAATGACATTTAACTTTAACAAGGAAATGCCATTTGCCTCATCCTTTGCAAACAAGTTTAAGGCTACTGACGTTGCTACGATTGCAGGTAACTTCAAGAGATAGCGGATCTATTTAGATCTGCTTTTTATTTTGTCCCCAATTTACTCTTCCTCATCAAGATAAATGTCACTCAAACCAAGTAAGTCACATACATTGGCCAACAATTCATAATTAGATTCTTGGAGATCCTTTACTTCAAACTTTCGTTCTCCAGTCTTTACCCCTGAATCAGTAATTGTTGAAACTTTGCCAAAAGTTGTACCAGGGCTATTCAAAGCAACTAATTCTTTAAGTGCATCTTTAACATTTTCGTAGTTCATAATTATTTCTCCAATTCCTACATCGGTTATAGGTTTAAATCAGTCTGTGCATTCATTTGTTGAATATCCTGTTGTAGCGGATATGATGGATACCAATTACTAATAAAATTAATTGCTCGATCAAAGTCTTTCTTTGATAAATCCTCATATCTTGAAATTACAAACGAGTCTTTGAAATCATGCTCTAACTGACGAAAAACTTTGCGTCTTTTATTTTTATTTTTGTAAAAATTACTCTTCTTACCGCCGCAAACTTCTACCGATTTTCTATCTCTTGCCTTTCGCAGCTTAAATCGTTGGCTTGAATCAATTTCAGATGTATTTTTAATAAAATCAACATCTTTTTCTACGTTAGTCATTCGCTCGTCCAAATGAATGGTAGCTTCCATTGCTAGTTTCAAACGCTCTTCTGGTGTTTGTGGTAATTGATATGATCCAGTCTTGCGAATGGCTGGAAGAACTTCACTTGTTACCCAATGCTTAAATTTCTTAGCGCTGGGTAATTGACTTGAAAGAATTAAGCTAAACATTCCTGATTCGTTAACAAGAATTTGCTCTCTCATTTGACCTGCGGTACTGATTTGGTACCTCAGCTTATCTTCTTC